TGGGTAGAATATTTTGTAGATTTCTGTTGACAATACTGTGAAGAGGGGTCAATATGGTAAAATATTCATATTTCTATGGGTATTCAAAAAAAAACTAGATACTATCTACTAGATAATACCTTTTTTTTTGAAAGGTTAAGGTGATTCTAAAACTAGATATTATCTAATACTGAAATATGAATAAAAAAATCGCAGCGAAGATAAATAAACTTCCGCCCTCTGATAAACAAGAGTTGTTAAAGCTGATTCAGGAGCTTGAAGAAGCCAAAGAACGCCAAGCTTGCAACGATCAGTTTATGTCTTTTGTCAAAAGCCAATGGTCAGCCTTCATTGAAGGACCACATCACAAGATTATGGCTGAAGCTTTTGAGAAGGTTGCTAGAGGAGAGTTGAAAAGGCTGATAATTAATATGCCACCCCGTCATACCAAGTCGGAGTTTGCATCATATCTATTGCCTGCGTGGTTTCTTGGTAAATATCCAGAGAAAAAGATAATACAAACCGCACATACTGCAGAACTTGCAGTTGGTTTCGGTAGAAAGGTAAGAAACTTAGTGAACAGTAATGACTTTAAGGATGTATTTCCTAATGTCAGTCTGCAATCAGACAGTAAAGCTGCAGGGCGATGGAACACAAACAAAGGCGGTGAGTATTTTGCTATAGGTGTTGGTGGTGCTGTTACTGGTAAAGGTGCTGACTTGTTAATAATCGATGATCCCCACTCAGAACAAGAAGGTGCAAGTGCCGATCCTGCAGTTTTCGGTAAGACATACGAATGGTACAGCTCTGGACCACGACAGCGTTTGCAGCCAGGTGGTGCAATCGTGATGGTGATGACCAGATGGAATCAGAAAGACCTGACAGGACAAGTGATTGATGCTTCAGTCAAACGTGGTGGTTCTGATCAATGGGAAGTTATTGAACTCCCAGCTATTATGCCATCGGGTAAACCACTATGGAGTGCTTTCTGGAAGTTGGAAGAACTAGAAGCTTTGAGAGCTGAACTACCAACTAGCAAATGGATGGCTCAGTATCAACAAGACCCAACCTCAGAGGAAGGTGCGTTGGTCAAACGGGAGTGGTGGAAAGTTTGGGAAGGCAGACACCCGCCAGACTGTGAGTTTATTATTCAAAGTTGGGATACTGCTTTTATGAAGAACAATCGTGCTGACTATAGTGCGTGTACAACTTGGGGTGTCTTCTATCGTGAAGGGGAAGATGGCTACTTAGCACCCAACCTTATCTTATTAGATGCTTACAAAGAACGATTAGAGTTTCCTGATTTGAAACGCAGGGCTATGGAGAAGTATAGAGAATACAATCCAGATGCTTTTATTGTTGAGGCAAAGGCTGCAGGGATGCCACTTATCTTTGAGCTAAGAGCTATGGGCATACCCGTACAAGAGTACACACCAAGTCGAGGGAACGATAAGATATCAAGAGTTAATGCAGTATCTGATCTATTTGCTTCAGGAGTTGTCTGGTGTCCAGAGACTAGATGGGGTGAAGAAGTTATTGAAGAGTTTGCTGGCTTTCCTAATATGGAACATGACGATTTAGTTGATAGCAGTACGCAAGCTCTGTTAAGATTTAGACAAGGCGGATTTATACCAATAGAGTCCGATGAAGAAGACGAACCATTAGAACACAATAGAAAAGCTAATTACTACTAGGAGATGAATGGCTATAGAAAAATTGAATCCTGAACAAGATGGCGTAGAAGGTATGCCCGCTGAAGGAGAGATAGAAGTAACAATAGAAAACCCTGACGCAGTTTCCATCGAAACTGACGATGGTGGCGTGATCGTAGATTTTGATCCGCAAGAAGAACTACAAAGTGCGTATGCAGGGTTTTATGAAAACTTAGCAGAGTACATTAATGAAGACATCCTTAATGGTATTGGGTCAGACTTAGTAGCAGCTTTCAATGCTGACAAAGATTCTCGTAAAGAATGGGAAGAAAGTTACACCAAAGGTTTAGATCAGCTTGGTCTAAAGATAGAAGAAAGAACAGAACCTTGGAATGGAGCTTGTGGAGTTTTCCATCCTATGTTGTCAGAAGCTGTGGTGCGATTTCAATCACAGGCAATATCAGAGATATTTCCAGCCAAAGGTCCAGTAAGAACACAAGTCGTTGGTAAGATGACTGACGATAAAGAAAAGCAAGCAGGTCGAGTACAAGACTATCTAAACTATTTGCTGACGTATGAAATGAAAGAATACAGAACTGAGACAGAGAAACTTCTGTTCTCACTTCCGTTAGCAGGGTCAGCATTTAGAAAGATATATTTTGATCCAAGCCTAGAAAGACCATGCGGACATTTTGTTCCAGCAGAAGATATGGTTGTTAACTATGGTGCGTCTGATTTAGAAACTTGCGAGAGAGCTACTCACGTAATGAAGAAAAGCAATAATGATTTACGTAAGATGCAAGTCTCTGGGTTTTATAGAGATGTAAACGTACCTGACGCAGCAGAAAGAAACACAGATGTCTCAGAGAAATACGATGAGATTACAGGAGAACAAGACAGTCAAGCATACGATAACAGGCACACTCTGTTAGAGATGCAAGTAAACTTGGACCTACCAGGGTTTGAAGATATGGTTGAAGGGCAGCCATCAGGCATAGCCTTACCATATATAGTTACACTTGATTATCCATCAGGCATCATCTTAAGCATAAGAAGAAACTATTATGAAGATGATCCAAGAAAAGAAAAAAGAAATCACTTTGTTCACTACCAGTATTTACCAGGTATAGGTTTTTATGGTTTTGGTTTAGTGCATTTGATTGGTGGTTTAAGTAAATCAGCTACCAGTATATTAAGACAGTTAGTTGATGCAGGTACACTATCTAATTTACCAGGCGGTCTGAAAGCTAGAGGTCTTCGCATTAAAGGCGATGATACTCCAATTATGCCAGGTGAGTTTAGAGATGTGGATGTTCCAGGCGGTGCGATCAAAGACAACATCACTTTTCTTCCATATAAAGAACCAAGTGGAACTCTGTATCAACTGCTTCAAAACATAGTCGAAGAGGGCAGAAGGTTTGCCAGTATCTCTGATATGAAGATATCTGATATGAATAACCAAGCTCCTGTTGGTACTACACTAGCTTTGCTGGAAAGAAACATGAAGGTAATGAGTGCAGTACAAGCAAGACTACACGCTTCTATGCGAAGAGAGTTTGATCTCTTGGTTGATATTGTTAGAGACTTTACTAATCCAGAGTATCCGTATGAGACTGGCGAAGAAGAAGATATTAAGAAGTCAGACTTTGATAAAAGAATTGATGTCTTACCTGTCTCTGATCCTAATGCAGCAACTATGTCGCAAAGGATTATGCAGTATCAGGCTGCTATGCAGTTATCACAAACAGCTCCACAGATGTACAACTTACCAGAACTTCATAGACAAATGCTTGATGTTCTTGGCATTAAAGACACAGACGAGATAGTACCATTGCAAGATGATATCAAACCAGTTGATCCAGTATCAGCTGTACAGAATATTCTTAGTGGTAAACCAGTCAAAGCATTTCCATATCAGGATCACGATGCACACATACAAACAGTTATGTCTGCTCAACAGAATCCTGAAATACTTGAACTGCTACAACAAAGTCCAAATGCAGGAGCAATACAAGCAGCTGGCATGGGCTATGTAACTGATCATCTACAACTTAAGTATAGAAAACAAATTGAAGATGAGCTTGGTATAGAGCTACCACCTATGGGTGAGCCACTACCAGCAGAGCTAGAGAAACGTTTGAGTGTTCTTGTTGCTGAAGCTTCAGACATTCTAACTAACAAAGCACAGAGACAACAGCAAGCTGAACAGATACAGGAACAACTACAAGACCCAATCATTCAGCAGAAGCAAGAAGAGTTACGAATCAAAGCTAAGAAGCATGACGATGATATGCAGATAGCTAAAGCCAAGCTTACTGTTGATGTTGCTAAAGCAGCAGAGAAAGAAATGACAGAAAGAATGAGAATTAAATCTCAAGAAGGAATGGCTGGTGCAAACTTAGGACAAAAAATTGCTAGCGATTTGCTAGATGCACAGCAAGCAGAAAGCAAGCAAGCTAGAGAAGATTACATGAAAGGGGTTGACTTAGGAGTAAAAATAGCAGAAGATAGCATAAAAGATGGTAAATGATATCAAACAGCAATCACTATCTGAGTTTTTAAAAAAGAAATTCAGAGACATTATGAATGATCATGCTGATAGTATCGCTGGAGGTGGCTGTAAAGATTTTGCAGAATACAAAAGACTTACAGGAGTTATCGAAGGACTTGCCATTGCTGAACGAGAAGTATTAGATTGGGTAGATCGAAATACTAGAGAATAGGAACTTTTGCTATGACAGATAAAATTAGTGCTGAGAAGAGAGCTAAGTCAATACCACAACCACAAGGTTATAGAATACTAATTGCTATTCCACAGGTCGAAGAAAAGACTGAGGGTGGCATAATCAAATACACATCAGAGAGCAAGAAGAAAGAGGAAGTTGCCACAGTTATTGGTAAAGTCCTAGAGCTTGGTGCTGATGCTTATGCAGATAAAAGTAGATTCCCTTCTGGTCCTTGGTGTAAAGCTGGCGATTGGGTAATCATAAGACCATACTCAGGAACAAGAATAGATGTTTATGGGCAGGAGTTTCGTATTGTTAATGACGACACTATCGAAGGTGTAGTCGAAGACCCTAAAGGAGTTAACAGAGCAGTATGAGTACCGAAGCAGAAAACGTAAACGATAACATAGAACAATCTTCTCCAGAGGAACAGTTCTTTGGTGTAAAGCATGATGTAACAGCTAATGTTCCTGATGACATTGAAGTAGAAGTACAAGATGAGGAACAAGCAGTTGAGCCAGAACCAGTTGTAGAAGAAAAGCAAGAACCAGCTACTGACGAAGAGTTAGATAAAGAAATTGCTGGATATAGTGAAAGAGCTGGCAAAAGAATAAACAAACTTGTTTACGAAAGAGAACAAGAGAAACAACAAAGAGAAAAAACAACCAAAGAAAAAGACGAAGCTGTTGAACGAATCAAAACATTGATGAAGCAAAACGAACAGCTACAAAGACAAGTAGATATAGGTTCACAAGAATTAAATAAATCTGTATCACAAGGTGCTGATTGGGTTTTACAATTTGCAACTATGCAACTTGAAAAGGCTAATGAGGAAGGTGATCCTAAAAAGATTGCAGCAGCTACACAGCTCTTAACTCAAGCACAACAAGCTAAAGCAACAGCACCTACGTATGCTCAAAGAGTAGCGGAAGCTATTAATTCTGGTCAATATCAAGGGCAAGCTAATGCACAGCCAGCTCCACAACCAGAACCAGAACCAGTAGCACAACCACAACCTACACAAGAAGTTGATGATAATCCAGCATTAAAAGAATGGTTATCTAACAACTCATGGTTTTTGAGTGACAGAAATAGAGACATGACAGCTTATGCAACATATCTTGAAGAAGAGTTTGCAAGCAAAGGGCTTTATCCTAATTCACCAAATTTTTATACTGAATTAGATAATGCTATGAAAAACAAGTTTCCAAATTTTTATGGAATACAAGAGACTACAGCAGTAGAGGCGAAAGCTCCTGTCGAAGAAGCTCCTGTTATGAACAGGCAGGCTTCACAAGTAGTTGCACCAGTATCGAGGACAACTGGCAAAACACCTCGTAAAGTACAGCTTAGTGCGGAACAAGTTAGACTAGCACGACAACTTGGTATTAGTAACGAGCAGTATGCCGCTGAATTATTAAAGGAGAATTAGTATGGCAGATGATAAAAAAATCGTAGATGAGAATCAAACTGATTCTTCAGAACAAGTGCGTACCCCTAGAGGGCAAGAGAGCCGAGAGGCAGAACAAGCAGTTCAAAGCTGGGAAAATCCAGTTAATCTTCCTGCACCTGATCCACAACCAGGATGGGTCTTTAGATGGATTAGAACTTCCTTATTAGGAAATGCTGATACACCTAATGTGTCTAGAAGGTTTAGAGAAGGATGGGTCGCCTGCAAAGCAGAAGATCATCCAGAACTAAAGATACTTCAAGACTATAACTCTGAATGGGCAAAGAAAGGGAACATAGAAGTTGCTGGACAATTACTGTGCAAGATACCTGAAGACCTTGCAAAACAAAG